AATTGTAATTCTTTTAAATTCATCATATTGTGACTTCTCTTTGTATGGCATTGATTGCCATTCAGTATACCGTCTTATTTTTCTCATCTCGTATGATGTGGAACCTTGACAAATTACCTTACATCCATATGATGATTCTTTCAATAAAGGATTTACAGGCATGCCACATCGGGTTGGATCCGAACCTTGATTGTCATCAGCTCCATAATATCGCCATTCAGCTGATTGGTCTACACTATCTTTATAAATGACACTACATTTAGGATTCGAGCAGGCTAGAAATCCATCTTCAGTAAACCTCACAGACGACTTACAAATATCACAATTTTCTCTCTGACCCTCCACTCTATAAATACATTCAATTGGCTTTTCATCTATAAAATTATTTTCTATTTGTGTCCATAAATCCTTTTTCGATTTAGTAGACTTCTTTTTCTTAGTCTGTGCTTCACTCATTTTATTATACTGAATATTTTGTTAATTTATTTTTAATTCAATTTTATTTTATATTTATCTAGATTATATGGGAGCGCAACAATCTACACCGGAGATGCCAAAGAAAAAAACATTATCATCATCTATTGACTATTTGGCTGCTAATTATATATTAACAAGTAATTTCCAAGACCTTAAGAATCTCACTAATCCAGAATATTGTAAGGATTTGGTTCTTTTAACATCTGATGTTATTTCTAGATATCTTAATGAGAGAGAATTAGTATATCTTAAACAAAAATTGGAAGGAGGTGAAGAAGTATTAAAAATGTCTGAACCAGAGAGAATCGCCTATTTCAATAAAAATAATATCGAAAAAATGGATGTTAAAAGTGATTTGAAAAAAAAGAGAATGTGTATTGCTATTGCCAAATATTATGTTCAAATATTTCATATATTTAATGCTATAGCTCACACTATTAACCCTGTTTATACATGGAAAGATAAATTTGGTTCAACTGTTAAAGTTGACTATGAACACAGAAACGAAATTCCTAAAGATATCCAACCAACAATCTCAAAAGTTAATTTATGTAGTTCTAGAATTAATGCCTTAATGACTGACAAATCATTAATTGATAAAACTGGCAATGAAGTTATTGAATTAAATGCCAAATTCTGTAATCTTAACAAAGACGTGAATAATCTTAGCTCTGAACCAGGTATTCCCGAATTAGAAGTGTTGTATTATGATGAATATGATTACAATACGGGTAAATTCTCAACTATGTCTGACAAAATGGCTAAGGAATACAACAAAGACTTAAATTCTTTCTATACTCTATTTACAGGTGATGATAAGTTACCATCTGACATTAAAAAATTTGGACAAATACCATTGAGAGATTATAAAAAAATTAATCAATGTAGTAAAGATGGAGCTTTTAGAAAAACTTATCACGGTACTCTTAAAGAAAAATTATTTAAGGAGTATGTTGATAACATTAAAACTATGATGAAAAATACAGAAGATAATCAAACAGCTTTGTTGGCCATTATAGACCAATTATTTGTATTTGTCAAAGATCCCCAAGACCCTAACAAAAAACTAATTGTTATTAATCCAAAACTTGATAACACACTTTTATCCAAACTTATTACGGATACTCGAACTACTATTATTAATTTATACTCTACTTGTGAAAAGGATTTCTTTAAAGGACTACAGTTATTCGAAGCAATTGTTGAGAAACAAATCATCGATACATCAGCAGCTCAAATTAAAAGATTACAAGAAAATGTTGAGGAAACCATTTCATTAGACCCTGATGAAAGTTCCCCCATTGTTAATGAGGTATTAGGAAAACAGGAATCTAAACCACCAGTTTCATCTAGTTTAGAAGACACAATTTCACCTGAACCACCAGCACCAGAAGCAAAGGCAGAAGCATCAGCACCTGAAGCAAAGGCAGAAGCATCAGCATCAGCGGCAGCACCTGAAGCTAAAGCAAGTTCTTCAATTTAACTACTTATATACATCTTTAATATCATTACTTAAATATGTATTCTTACCTATAGCCCTTATTATCTTGTTTGTTTCTTTCTCGTCATCCTCTATAGATGTCATTGAATTAAAAACTAACTTTGTAAGTTTTGTTTGTAAATTTTCGTCCTTATCCCATCCATCGTTCGCATCCTGCCATTTATTTATCATAGTCCGTTGTTTTAAAGCAATTCCTTTAATACCGACCTGTATCTTATTTAATTCAGTATCTTTTTCCCATACATTATTGTCTTTCACATACATTATCTTTCGCTTAGTATCAGTACAATGAATAGGTCTCTCTAATACATCCATATTATTCAAACCATCTACTACCATATTGGTTATTGTTTTTGTTAATCCATTTTCTATTGTATAATTATATGTTTCATCTGTAATGGGTAATGTATCTATAAAGTCTGTTAAATTCATAGCATTCTTACAGTGTTCATTTAAAAACATGTTCACATTAAAATTTTGAGTATTATGTGTAGTGTTATTTATAATATTGTGTGAATTATTGGCGTGAATATGTGGTATTAATTCTATAAAATTCTTTTGCATCTGTAATTGAACATCTTTGTTTTCTTGAACTAATGACATTATAAGATCTTTAATACCTACATCATTCGATTGGTCATTCAACACCATTGATGAAACATCACCTTGATACATATAGCAAATTTTTCTATGTTTATATAAGCCTTGTTTCCATTTGAATTCTTTTCCACATTCACACCTATTACAGTTGCTCGTTTTCTGCTCGTTTTCTGCTCGTTTTGCTCCTTTTTGGCTTACTGACTTATGGTGTAAAGATTTTGAATTTAATAATTCTAACACCATATTTGCTTTCTGCTCGTTTTGCTCGTTTTGGGTATCCTTTTTGTATCCTTTTGTGTTATTTTTATGTTTTGTAGTGGATAAATGACGAATATAATTGGATTGTCGCTTAGATGTATGGTCGCAATATTTACAATAGTATAATTGTTGCTCGTTTTGCTCGTTTTGGGTATCCTTTTTGTATCCTTTTGTATCCATATATGTCCAATATATTTTAATGTCTAAATCATTTACTTTTTAAAATTATATTTTTCAGTAACAAAATTAGAATTATTTTATTTGGATTCTGAGCATTATGCTCTCAACCACTTTTTCACCAACTTTTTCAATTCTATTTCCAATATTTAAAAATGGACATACTTTTTCGATGTCCATTTTCGATTTTCCAATTTAGGTCTGTGAAAAAAAGTACAAATCAAAATACCTACAAGTATCATTGACAGTGCCTTTTTTTATCGTCAAAATTTTATCTACATGATGTAGACAACCCTATTACATAAAGTAGAGAGAAATAATATAAAAAATGTGTAAATTGTTATTTAGATATGTAGGTGAATTGTTAATTATATCCCCCTAAATCAGGAAATCCATTTTTAGGGTTGTTCATTTTCCATAATCCTGGGATGTTTTATAAAATCTCATTGAATTTTTCAATTAATTCTGGTTTTGATATTGAACGAGGACCTACCGTATTATCTTTATCAAATTCAATATTATGTAATGACGATACATCTACATCTTTCGTAAACTTTATAAAATAATGTGACTGTTCACTTTTATCTTCAATATTCGTGTCTACTTTTCCAGCATAAACACCTACTCTTCTAAACGATATATCAGGTTGTTCAATTTTTTTAACAAAAGTAAATCCATTTGGGATTTCTTTTTCCTTTTTCTCTCTATTAAAATCCTTTTTAATCCATATTTGAAATACACATGGAACATCATACTCTATATCATTAATCGTAAATGAATTAACTGGTAAATCCTCATTAACAATTAAATGGTAATTTAATTGAAATGTATTCTGAAAACTCTCCTTTTTAAAGCTTTTTGGTAATATAAAACTTATACTATCTGCGTATTCACATGACTTTTTAATAAATTTTTTAGCCATTGAGGCTTGTCTTCCAAACGGAGGATTACCTATTAAATGAGTTTTATTATTATGAGATATATGTGTATATTTTAAGTAATCTGTCTTAATAACATCTTTATGCTGTGGTTCTATATCCATATATAATTGATTATTTGATAACCCATTTATATATTTAATAAAAGCACCCCCTCCAGCACTAGGTTCTATTATTAAATCATTTGAATTAATAACTATATGAGCTTTTATTAAATTAATACACTTCCTAACTACATCCTCTTTTGTATAAAATTTATCTATGGTATCGCGTTTTAAACCTTTGTCTTGATGATTCATTATTATATAGTAATTATTTTATATAATAATGGTAATCAATTTTTATATTAATTAATATCTTCTTTTAGATTTCCTTTTGGATTTCGATTTCCTTTTGGATTTCTTTTTAGAATTTCTCTTTTTTCCACCTTTTTTAGTAGTTACTTTAACTGGGCTAGCTTTAACTGGACTAGCTTTAACTGGGCTAGCTTTAACTGGACTAGCTTTAACTGGAGTAACCTTAATTGGTGTAGATTTTAATAGACCGCTAATATTAGGCATTGGTTCAATAGAACCAGTTTCTAATTTTGATATCTTACCAGGAATGACTTGATTTAATGTATCACCTACTTTAATTTGTGTCATTTCCTTAATAACCTCATTAAATACTTTTCCATTCATTAAGGTATCTTCTGTAGTAATTGGCTTGGCGTCAGGATTGGTTGTTAATATTTGTTTATCTTTGGGTCTTAAATCATTCAAATCAAAAAATACCGATTTAAATTGTTGTTTTGTAGAAAAGTTTTTCTCTTCTCCTACACCTAAAATTACACGAGCAACAGTAGCGCCTTTATTTGTTCTTTGAATTTCTACAGGTTTACTTTTAATGGAAGGAGTTCCAACTGGTAATGCTGATTTAATAAATCCTGAAACGGGAACAGCATTGACAAAATTAATATATAAGTAAGCAGTGTGTGCTAAAGCATTTCCACTAACATTACCTGATAACATTCCTGTTTTCGTATTACGACAATCTAAACTCTTATTATAAGCAATATTAATTCCCGATTGTGCTGACCCACAATCCATACTAATAACCTTTCTTTGTGAATTCGAATATTTTTTTGCACTACATGGATGCTGAAAACCTTCGGATAACCCTAATATAGCTTTTTGAGGTAACGCGGGAACAGGATCTCCTCTATTTGTTAGTCTTCTATAAAGAATATCTCCTTTTTCTGTTTTTGCGCAAAAATTATTGGATAATGCTGGACTCATAACACGAGGCGATGCTACAGATACACAACAAACCTTTTTACTGAAAATATCATAAGGTGATTTATCATAAGGATTAATACGAGTAGTTTCGAACCAATCATTAGCAAATAAGGTACACAAACCTCCACCAAGTGAATGACCCGTGGTAAATACCTTTATTGATTCTTTTCCTTTTGGTTTTAAATATGTTTGGGCTAAATATAACATAGATTGGAGTATAGTATGGTATACATCATCTAAAATTTTATTAATACCAGTTAATACACCAAACATTTTCCCCCCATCAACTTCTAATTTTTTCTTAAGTTCTTCAGGTGGAATATCTTTTCCAATATTAAACGGAACGATACTTGAAGGCTTTGTATATGATCCAGCCGATTTTGCACTATATGTTCCTCTAAATACCACAAAAATACAATTTGGCATTCTAGTATCTACTAAAATATAGTATCCGCCATAATTTGAAGTTGAAATTGAAATGTAAGCTACTTGATAGTTTTTTCCAAAAATGGACTTAATATTCATATTAGGCATACTAGGCATATTAGGCATATCAAGTCCTCCTTTCTGTGGTTTTTCGGGTTTTGGAATTTTTCTATTAACAAATTTTTTAGTAACTTCATTTACCTTTTCAGCCATAGTTGTAAAATCAATGAATTTGCTATTATTATAAGTATATGTGGGTATTTCTGTATTTTTGGATAATTGGTAAATAGATGAATCAAAAATTTTATTCATAGGGGCATCATTGATACTTTTTAATATTTTCTCTGGAATAATACTACCAAATATATCTAAATATGCTGGTAGAAAATTTTCACTTGTAAAATATGATAATCTTGATAAAACAGTATCATAAAATGTTATAAATGGAATATCCCCAAAAGTTTTATTAGACATATAAAATACTATTAGATTTTATATATTAATTAGGTAAATTTATCCTGAATTTTTTTTAGAATATCATTATTATAAATACCACTAGGTTTGTAATTTTTAGTTGAGTTAAAATCCCTATCATTTTTCATCTTTGAACTATTTACATCACCTGTTCCAGTATTTAATAATAAATCATTGGGATTTGTAGAGACAGGAGCAGAGTTACCACTTTCAATTTGAGGATTTGAGTTTACATGATTTCCATATCCATCTATAACAGTTCCTGTTTGTTTTTTATATTCCTGACGCACATAACCAGGAATCCAATGAGTCCAACTAATAAAAATAAGATTTGGATGTGTATATCTCACGACAAAATCATTTTCTCTTAATTTCCGTAAAATATATCCTGTACATTCTTCTACATTATATCTAGTTACTCCAATCATCATTTCTGGTATTAGATACCATATAAATTGTTCTTTACCCCGAGTTTGTCTGGAAGTAACTTTGATTTTATTGTGGATTCGATTTAATATTTTATTAAATAAATTCAGTTTATTTTCATCATATTCTCTCTTTGTTTCAAATAAATCATCCAAACTAATTTTATCGGATAAATCATTTTCATCGGATAATGTAAATATATTCATATTAATGTTTTAACAGAAAAAAAGTTTTAAAAATATACGATATTATAATATATATATGATTCAACACTTAGTAATTAATGGTGGTGGTCCAACAGGATGGATGACATATGGTGCCGTAAAACATTTAATTGAAAAGGAATTTATACATTTGGATAACATAAAAAGTATATACGGAACATCTGCTGGAGCTATATTAGGGGCAATTTTTTTATTAAAACATGAATGGAAAACATTGGATGATTATTTTTTAAAACGTCCATGGGATAAAGTATTCAAAGTGGAACCTAATAATTTTTTTGAAATATATTATAAAAAAGGATTATTTCAATTTAGTATGGTAGAAGAAATAGTAATTCCATTAATGACTGCTAAAGACTTGTCAAAAGATATAACACTTAAAGAATTTTACGAAAATACTAAAATAGATTTTCATTGTTTTACAGTTGAAATAAATTCATTTAAAAAAATTGATTTAAGTCACAAAACGCATCCAGATTTATCGTTGATAAAAGCATTAGAGATGACAAGTGCTATTCCAATATTATTTAGTCCCATAATAGATGGAGATAAGTGTTATATTGATGGAGGTCTGCTTGATAATTATCCCATAAATGAATGTTTAAAAAATGAAAAA